AAAAACTATACAATGATTCAGATGTTACCAAGCGCAACAGAAATGGACAAACTAAGTCGGGATTATATTCTTTGTTTATTCCTATGGAATGGAATTACGAAGGATTCATTGATGAATTCGGACGACCTGTATTCACTGATCCTAAGCAACGAACATTTGATCCACACGGAATAGAAATAGATCAAGGTGTTATAAACCACTGGGAAAACGAAGCTGATGGCCTGCGCGATGATCAAGATGCTTTAAATGAATTTTATCGTCAGTTTCCTAGAACAGAAGAGCATGCGTTTAGAGATGAAACTAAAAATAGTATATTTAACTTAATTAAAATATACGAGCAAATAGATTACAACGAGGGTAATACTAGCTCATCTGTTTTAACAACCGGAAACTTTCAGTGGGCTAGTGGTGTTAAAGATACTCAAGTTAGTTTTAATCCAGATCCTAATGGTAGGTTTAAAATAAGTTGGGTGCCAGGAATAAAATTACAAAATAATGTTATACTAAAAAACGGTATAAAATATCCTGGCAACGAACACATAGGCGCGTTTGGTTGTGACTCGTACGATATATCTGGAACAGTAGACGGTGTAGGTTCAAAAGGTGCTTTGCACGGGTTAACAAAGTTTTCAATGGAAGATGCACCAGCTAATACTTTCTTTTTAGAATATATAGCAAGACCTCAAACAGCTGATATGTTTTTTGAAGATGTACTAATGGCATTAGTATTTTACGGTATGCCGTTACTTGCAGAGAATAACAAACCAAGATTATTATACTACTTACGTAGAAGAGGTTATAGAGGTTTTAGTATGAATAGACCTGATAAGGCTTGGAACAAATTATCAGTTGCAGAAAAAGAAGTTGGTGGTGTACCAAACTCAAGTGAAGATATAAAGCAAGCTCATGCGGCTGCAATTGAATCATACATAAACGATCATGTAGGTTTATTAGAAGACGGTACTTATGGTACTATGTATTTTAACGAAACACTAAATGACTGGGCTAAGTTTGATATAAACAGAAGAACAAAGCATGATGCTTCTATAAGTACAGGGCTAGCAATAATGGCTTGTAATAGACATTTATACCGACCAAATCCTAAAAAAGAAAAGACCGCTTTAAACTTAAATATATCCAAATACGATAACAACGGATTTCAATCAACAATAATAAAACAATAGTATGAATTATTCTAACTCATATTTTCCTTCGCAGGCAGTTAGTGACATAGAAAAAATGTCATTAGAGTATGGCGAAAAGGTTGCTAAAGCTATAAGGCACGAGTGGTTTGAAGGCAACAATAGTAAATATCAAGGTAACATGAACAGCTTTCATGAACTTAGATTATACGCTAGAGGCGAACAGTCAATAAAGAAATATAAAAACGAATTATCTATAAATGGTGATTTATCTTATTTAAATCTAGACTGGAAGCCAGTACCTATCATACCTAAGTTTGTTGATATAGTTGTTAACGGTATGTCTCAAAGAAATTATGAAATAAACTGTTTCTCTCAAGATCAATATGGTGTTGCTAAAAGAACAGAATACATGGAGTCTATACTTCGTGATATGAGAAGTAAAGATTTTAATGAAACAGCTATGGCTGCTTTTAATGTAAATCTTTTTGAAAATGATATAGAGACATTACCTGAAACACAAGAGGAGCTTGAACTTCACATGCAGCTAAATTACAAACAAGCAATTGAGTTAGCAGAAGAACAAGCTTTAAATGTTTTAATGGAAAATAGCGATTATGATTTAGTTAGAAGAAGATGTTTATATGACTTAACGGTTTTAGGTATTGGTGCTACTAAAACAACATTTGATTGGAGTGATGGTGCTAGAGTTCAGTATGTTGATCCAGCAAACTTAGTATATTCTTATACAGAGTCTCCGTACTTTGAAGATATGTACTATGTAGGTGAAGTAAAAGAAGTACCTATAAATGAACTAGTAAAAGAGTTTCCAGAACTTACAGAATCAGAAATAGAAGAAATAGTAAACAAATCTGGAACTACTAAGTATGGTAGACATAACGACTACTATAATGATAATAATGATAGAAATAGAATAGAAGTTTTATACTTTAATTATAAGACGCACGCAAACGATGTGTATAAATTAAAGAAAACTGGTAGTGGTGCTGATAAAGTTATTAGTAAAGATGATACTTTTAATCCACCTGAAAATAAAGAAGGTGATTTTAGTAAACTAGAAAGAGTTATTGAGACACTATATGAAGGTGTTTATCTAATAGGTTGTTCTAAAATGTTAAGATGGCAAGTAGCTAGCAATATGCTTAGATCAGACTCTGATTTTAGTAGAGTTAAAATGAACTATCAGATAGTTGCGCCAAGGATGTATAAAGGTAGAATAGAATCTATAGTTAGTAGAATAACAGGTTTTGCTGATATGATACAACTAACACATTTGAAGCTACAACAGGTTATGGCTCGTATGGTACCAGATGGTGTATATTTAGATGCTGATGGTTTGGCAGAAGTTGATCTTGGTAACGGCACAAACTATAATCCGCAAGAAGCTTTAAACATGTTCTTTCAAACTGGTAGTGTTATTGGTAGAAGCTTTACATCAGATGGTGATATGAATCCTGGTAAAGTACCAATACAACAAATAAATCAAGGTGCGCCAAGCGGTAAGATGCAATCGTTAATACAAACGTATAACTATTACTTACAAATGATACGTGATGTTACCGGTTTAAATGAAGCTAGAGATGCTACAACACCAGATAAAAATGCTTTAGTTGGTGTACAAAAACTAGCTGCAGCTAATTCAAATACAGCTACAAGACACATACTACAGTCTATGATGTTTTTAACTGTTGAAGTCGCCGAGTGTTTATCACTTAGAATATCTGATATAATAGAATATTCACCAACAGCAAATGCTTTTATACAAGCTATAGGTTCTCATAACGTGGCTACATTAAATGAATTAAAAAGTTTACATCTTCATGACTTTGGTATTTTCATAGAGTTAATGCCTGATGAAGAAGAAAAAATGTTATTAGAAAATAATATTCAACAAGCTTTATCTCAACAATTAATAGAACTTGATGATGCTATAGACTTACGTAATATAAGAAACATAAAGCTAGCTAATCAATTGTTAAAAGTAAAAAGAAAAAAGAAGTTACAAAGAGATCAGTTAATTCAGCAGCAAAATATACAAGCTCAGTCTCAAGCTCAGCAACAACAAGCGCAAGCACAGGCTGAGGCTGAAATACAAAAGCAACAAGCTAAAGCTGAAATAGATAGTCAATTAGAAACTACAAGAAATAGTTTAAAGATACAATACCTACAACAAGAAGTTCAGTCTAAAAAAGATTTAATGTTATTAGAGTTTGAGCTTAACTCACAAATAAAAGGTATGGAAAAAACTATTACTAATGAAAGAGACTCTATGAGAGAAGACAGAAAAGATCAAAGAGTTAATATGCAAGCCGATCGTCAAAAAGAAATGATAGATCAAAGAAAGCAGGGTGATTCGATTAATAATTTCGAGTCATCAGGTAATGATATACTTACAGGGGGAGCGAACATGGATAGGTTCGGTCTCTAATTTTTAATATTTTATAAAATTTTATTATGGCAGAAGAAAATAAAGAAGTGCTTGAAGAAGTAATTGATGCTACCGAAGAATCGGTTGATGAAAAAGTAGAAGAAGTTACTGAAGAAGTTACTGACAATGTAGACTTATCTAAATTTGAAAGTGCTGATGATCCAGACATTATTAAAGTTGATTTAGATGCTACAGTCAAACAAGAAGAAACAGAAGAAGAAAACAAAGAAGAGGTTGTAGAAGAAACTAAAGAAGTTATTGAAGAAGTAGTTGAACAACCGGTTGTAGAAGAAACTGTTGAGCAAGAACCTGTAGAAGAAAAACAAGTAAAAGAAGTTGTTGAAGAGGTAAAACAAGATGATTTAAATTTACCTGACAACATACAAAAGCTTGTTGAATTTATGGACGAAACAGGTGGTAGCTTAGAAGATTATGTAAACTTAAACAGAGATGTTTCTAAAATGGACAACTCTGATGTACTTGATGAATATTATCGTGCTACAAAATCTCATCTAACCGCGGAAGAAAGAGGTTTTTTATTAGAAGAAACTTTTGGTTATGATGAAGAAGAAGACGATCCTAAAGATATCAAGAGAAAAAAGATAGCCCTCAAAGAGCAAGTTGCCGAGGCTAGAGCCTATTTAGACGGGCAAAAGTCTAAGTACTATAAAGATATTAAGGCTGGAAGTAAACTCACTAGTGAGCAGCAGAAAGCTATTGATTTCTTTAATAGGTATAATAAAGATTCTGAAGAGCAGGAGAAAATATCTCAAGCAAATAAGAAAACATTTTTAGATAAAACTAATAATTTATTTAATGACAAATTCAAAGGTTTTGAATATAATGTCGGTGATAAAAGATATAGGTTTAATGTTAAAGATGTTAACAAAGTAAAAGAAACGCAGAGTGATTTAAATAATTTTGTCAACAAGTTTGTTGGTAAAGATAAAACTACTATTGAAGACACCACTGGTTATCATAAATCTTTATTTACAGCTATGAATGCTGATGCTATTGCTAAACATTTTTATGAGCAAGGTAAAGCAGATGCTGTAAAAGATAGAGTTGCTAGAGATAAAAATATAAACTTAGAACCTAGAAAAACACACGGCGAAGTTAATGTTGGGGGCGTTAAGTATAGGGTTTTAGGTGATAGTTCTTCTGATATTAAAAACAGATCTTTTAAAATTAGAAAGAAAAATTAACTTAAAAAAATTATAAATTATGGCAATTTCAAATCCCGGTAATTTATTAAACAGTACGCCTGGTGTTATAAAACAGGCTACTGCTTCAAATTACCTAGACCTATCAACCAATGCTGGTTGGGGTCAACAATACGTGCCAGACTTAATGGAAAAAGAAGCTGAGGTTTTCGGTCCACGAACAATCTCTGGTTTCTTATCTCAAGTCGGTGCTGAAGAACCTATGACTGCTGATCAAGTTATTTGGTCTGAGCAAGGTAGATTACACTTATCTTACACTTGTACAGTAACAACTGTTGATGGTGGTGAAGGATCTTTAAATGGTGGTTTAATAACAATTAATGATCACATTGATACTAACGCTACTTATGACAATGATCATGGTGTTAGAGTTAACGATACTATTATTGTTGCTACTTCACAAGCTGTTTTAAAATGTTTAGTTGTTCATGTAAGTGGTAACGCGCTTAGTGTTGAACCTTACACTGCAGCTGACTGTACTGCTCTTACTGCTACTACAGGAACGTTATTAGTTTACGGTTCTGAGTTTGGTAAAGGTAAATCTTACAACGCTCTAGATGGAACTGCTAGTGATAGAAGGGGATCTAACGAACCTAAATTTCACACATTTAACAACAAGCCAATCATATTAAAAGATTACTACGAGATCAATGGATCTGATGCTTCTAGAATTGGTTGGGTTGAAGTTACATCTGAAGCTGGACAAGGTGGTTACTTATGGTACTTAAAAGCTGAAGCTGATACAAGAGCTCGTTTTACTGACTATTTAGAAATGGCAATGCTAGAAGGTGAATTAGGTGCATCTGGCGCTAGTTCTGATGTTGACGTTTTCTTAGGTTCTGCTGACGATAAAGTTGGTACACAAGGTTTATTCGCTGCTATTGAATCAAGAGGTAATGTTACAACTGGTGTTACAGGTGTTAACGCTGCTACTGATTTAGCAGAGTTCGATGCTATACTAGCTGAGTTTGACAAGCAAGGTGCTATTGAAGAGTACATGATGTTTGTTAATCGTGCAACTAGTTTAGCTATCGATGACATGCTCGCTTCAATGAACTCTTACGGAGCTGGAGGTACTTCTTACGGAGTATTTGACAACGACGAAGATATGGCATTAAATTTAGGTTTCTCAGGTTTCCGAAGAGGTTCTTACGACTTCTACAAGTCTGACTTTAGATACTTAAATGACAAAGCTACAAGAGGTGGTATTAATGATGTTGCTGGAGCTAACGCTATAAGAGGTGTTCTTATACCAGCTGGTGTTTCAACTGTTTATGACCAACAATTAGGTAAAAACATGAAGCGTCCGTTTTTGCATGTTAGATATAGAGCTTCACAAACTGATGACCGAAGAATGAAGACTTGGGTCACTGGTTCTGTTGGTGCTGCTACATCTGCTTTAGATATCATGCAGTTACACTTCTTATCAGAAAGATGTTTGATCACTCAAGGTGCAAACAACTTTATGCTAATGAAGTAAGACTATTTATTTATAAGGGCGGTCTTGTATCGCCCTTATATTTTTTTTTAATTTTTATTATATTATATTATGGCAAAGAAAAAACAAACTAAGGTTGAAGAACCTATAGTTGAAGAAACAGTGGTTATTGAAGAACCTAAGGTTGAAGCTCCTAAAACAAAAGCTAAACCAAAAAATACTTGGGAAATAAAAGATAGAGTTTACTATTTAAAAAGTGAACGAAAACCATTATCATATTCAATTAGAACTTCTAATTTATTTTGGTTTGATGAAGAGAAGGGTTATGAAAGAGAAATAAAGTACTGTCAAAACCAAAGAACTTGCTTCGTTGACGAAATGAAAGGTGAGCAAAGATTAGAACATGTTGTTTTTAGAGGTGGCGTATTAATTGTTGAGAAACAAAAAACTACTTTACAAAAATTTTTATCACTATACCATCCTCATAGAGATACTATATTTTATGAATACAAACCTGAAGTTGTAGCTGTTGATGAAATAGAACAACTTGAAATGGAAGCAGATGCAATATTAATGGCTAGACAAATGGATATTGATTTAGCTGAAGCTATTATGAGAGTAGAGAAAGGTTCTGAAGTATCTAAGTTGAGTTCTAAGGAACTTAAAAGAGATTTACTAGTATTTGCTAGAAATAATCCTTCTTTGTTCTTAGAACTAGCAAATGATGATAATGTAGTTCTTAGAAACTTTGGTATTAGAGCTGTTGAAGAACAGATAATAAAATTATCTAGTGATCAAAGGTATTTTACTTGGGGATCTAATAATAGAAAAATTATGACTGTTCCTTTTGACGAACATCCATATACAGCATTAGCTCATTGGTTTAAGACAGATGAAGGTATGGAAGTTTATACACAAATAGAAAAAAGATTTAATTAATATCTTTTAACTAGTAATAATAGCCACTCATTACGGGTGGCTATTTTTATTTAGGGGCTAACCTTCCGCTTTATTATGTAACTATATAATAGTAAAATATATTTATAAAGTAAATAAAATGAGTATTGATATAAACAGAGTTTATCAAAAAGTTTTAGTATTATCTAACAAAGAGCAAAGAGGTTATATAAGTCCTCAAGAATTTAACTTGTTAGCTGATAAAGCCCAGCTTGATATACTTGATAGTTATTTTCATGATGTTAAAACATCATATCATAAAATAAAAAATGAAACTAAGTTTGCTGATGAGATGGAAATGTTATCAGAAAAGCTACAGCCTTTTAAAGCTTTGACAACTATTAATAACGATGGTACAACAAACACATTATCTTTACCAGATGATTTATATAGAATAGAAACCATATCAAGAGCTGAAGGTGAAGTTATAGAACTTAGTGCTAAAGAAATTTTGTTAACAGAGAGTAATCCTCTTACAAAAGCTACTGTCAACAGAACTGTTTATGTTAGAGACGCAGGAAGAAAAATAGAACTATATCCTACACCGGCTCCATCACAAGGTCAAACAATAGCTTTTGAAATACGTTATTTTAAAAGACCAACAACTCCTGTTTGGGCCTTTGTTGTTACAAGTGGAAAAGCTTTACATAATTCTACTAATAGTGTTGATTTTATACTACATAAATCTGAAGAAGAAAACTTAGTTATTAGAATATTAGAACTAGCTGGATTAACTATAAATAGACCTGATATTCAACAAGCAGCTCTCGTTGATAAACAAGCAACTAAACAAGAACAAAATAATTAATTATGGGATTATTAGACGGTCAAACTCAACAATCATATTATAATGGAACTGAATTTGGTACATACCAATTTGTTTCTCTTGATAATATTATAACTGCTTTTTTATTTACTTATGTAGGTGAAGATAAAATAATATCTAAAGTAAATAGAACAGACGTTCAGTTTCATGCTATGAGAGCGATGCAAGAGCTTTCTTATGATGTATTCAGATCTATAAAGTCTCAAGAAATAGAAGTACCTAATACTTTAAAAATGCCTTTACCTCAAGACTATGTTAACTATGTTAAGTTAGTTAGAGTTGGTGAAGATGGTATAGAAAGAATTTTATACCCTACCGGTAAAACCTCAAATCCATTTGCTATAAAACAAGTTAATGGTGTTTACCAATTTATAGCTGAAGGTTTAGTTAATGCTCAAAGTTTAGATGAACAAACACCTAGTGATACACTTACTAAGTTTAACGATCAAACAGAAATAGATCCAGATATTGACGATGTTACAGACATTGAAGTAGATTATAGAGGTAGAAGATATGGTCTTGATCCACAGTTTGCTCAGTCTAATGGTACGTTTTTTATAGACGATTTAAGAGGTTATATACACTTTGGTTCTTCATTAGCTGATAAAACTATAACTTTAAAATATATTAGTGATGGACTTGGTACTGACTCTGAAATGGTTGTACACAAGTTTTGTGAAGAAGCTGTATATAAACATATAGCTTATGCTATATTATCTACAAGGTCAAACATACCAGAATATATAGTTGCTAGATATAGAAAAGAAAGATTTGCTGAAACTAGAAAAGCAAAAATAAGATTATCAAATATTAAAATAGAAGAATTTACTCAAGTTCTAAAAGGTTTAAGTAAACCAATAAAGTAATATTATGCCTGAAATAAAACATACTTTTATAGGTGCGAAGATGAACAAGGACCTTGATGAAAGACTTGTTCCTAACGGTGAATATAGAGAAGCTAACAATATACAAGTTAGAACTACTGACACTGATGCTGCTGGTACTGCTCAAAATATAAAGGGTAATACTCAGGTAGGTTCTTTTAGAGAAGAAACAAATCCTGAAACTCAAGAAAAAACAAGGACAGTTGGTAGTGTTAAAGATGAAAAAAATGACAAGATATATTTCTTTCAAGCTGCACCGCCAGTTGGAGAACTAGCTTTGCAAAATGTTGGTGGAAATGATAATACTGATATTCATGTATTTACAGACTCTATTATTGAGCAAGATGCTTATGGAGGTTCTGTTCCTGTATTTATAGATGAACATACAATTGTTTGTAGAGCTAAAGAAGCTTTTAATTTTGAACTTCAAGATTTTGTTATACCATCTATAGGTAATAACACAGAGAATACTCATTTTCATATGTTAAGAATTACAGATCTTACACTTATAGAAAAAGTAAGAGTTGGTATGAAGGTTGAGATATTTGATAGCTCTAATACAAACAGAACTCCTAATTTAGTAATTAGAGATATAGCTGTACATCAAAATGGAACATTTTTAGTATTTCACGCTGGTATCGCAAAAAATATAGGAATACAAACTTTAGTACAAGCTGATAATGCTTACGTTAAGTTTACTGCTCCTAAGGTTTTAAACTTTGATTATTCTAAAAAAGTAACAGCTATAAATATTATTGATAGATTATTATTCTGGAGTGATGGTGCTAACGAACCTAAAAAAATTAATATTGATAGGTCGAAAGCCGGTACACAACCTTTGACTGTGGGTGGAGAAGAGTATGTTATAAACGGTGACTTTTCTGAAGATATAACTATAAACATTAATTCAACGAATTTACCTGCAGATGGTTGGGCTGTTACAGATGGTCTTAATGGTGGTTTTTCTACAACAGGTAGTGGAACTTCTGAGTCAGATATAGTAACACCTAGTGTTTATAATTCAGAAACAGACACTATAACAAATAGCGATGCAGATCCGCCCGGCCTTATATCTGGAAAACTATATCTAAATAAAGTACAACACTTTAGTCCTGCTAATCACGCTGATAATGGTTCAGTAAGGCGAAATGTTTCACTAACACCAGGTGTAACATATACATACTCTTTTGATTATAATGTTATATCTGGTACTTTAAAATCTGATTTAAATGGTGCTACAAATACAGATGTTAACTTAACGGGATCTGGAGTATATTCATTAAGCTTTACTGCTGCAACATCAACTTTAACAATAATTTACTACGCACACAATCCAACTCCAACAGATCCTAGTGTTAATGTAACAGCTTATATAGATAATGTATCTGTTAAAGAAGCGACACCTTCTACATCATACAAACACACAAAGTTATTTGTTAAAAATCCAAAAGACATAGCGTCTGGAACTTTTATACCAGTTACAGACCTGGCTGTTTATAATAATGAGGGTGATTCTATAGATGGCAACATTAAAGAAGAACATATAACTGTTATTAGAAAAGCTCCAACAGTAGCACCATCTTTAATATTAAACGAAACAGATAGAGGTGAAGGAAACGCAACTTCATATACAACTGATAGTTTTTTTGTTTCTCCAGATTCAGAAGATGTAACATCTACTGTAAGCGTAGGAGATGTTCGTATTTTTAATGATACTAGTTTTGAATCAACAATATATAGAGTAAACGATATATTATTATTTACTTCTATATACACAGATGCTTCAATTGATTTTCAAGAAGAAATTGGTATTGATTGTAAATTTATATCTTATTTAGATGCAGATCAACAACAAGTAACTCAAGCTACTAATACTATTAAGGTTGAAATTATAGGATTTTCAGGTTCAGGTGTTGAGCAAAATTTAGATAATTTAACAGCTGATGTAAACCAATGGGAAATTACTTTAAAACAAAAAGATCCATTATTTGAACTTAAATTAGGTAGGTTTTCTTGTAGATATAAATATGAAGACGGAGAGTATTCTTCATTTGGACCGTTTTCAGATATAGCTTTTTTACCTGGATTTTTTAATTATCAAGCTAGAAATGGTTATAACGTTGGTATGAAGAACAATGTTAGAGAAATTATACTAAAAGATTTTATACCATTTAAAACTATACCGTTAGATGTTTGTGGTGTTGATATACTATACAAACCTACTAACTCTGCTAATTGTTTTGTTGTTAAATCTATAGAAAGAGGTGTTGATGCAGAGTGGGAACTTTTTACGCCAAACTCAACTAACCCAACTCAAAAACTTTCTGGTCAGTTAAGTATAACATCTGAAGCTATACACACTGTGTTATCAGAAGATCAAGTACTTAGAACTTGGGACAATGTGCCTAGATATGCTCAAGCTCAAGAAATAACAGCTAACAGACTTTTATATGGTAACTATGTTCAAGGCTACGACATACAACTACCTGTTTCTATAACTCAAGAAGTAGTTAGCGAAAAAATAGATGAAATAAAGTCTCCTAATAAATCTTTAAAAACTATAAGAGATTATAAGTGGGGTGTTGTATTTGGTGATAAATATGGTAGAGAAACACCCGTTTTTACATCTAGCTATTCAGCTGGTTACACTGATAACTTCAGTGCATTAACTGGAGATGTTTCTTTAGATAAAAAGTTTTGTGAATTTAAAAATCATTTTAAAGTAAAACAACAGTGGACTAACCCTGTTAATAGTAACAATACACCACCTGATTGGGCTGAGTATGTTAAATACTATGTTAAAGAGTCTAGTAATGAATATTATAACTTAGTTTTAAATAGGTGGTACTATGCAGACGAGTTTCAAACAACAGCTTGGTTGTCTTTTCAATCAACAGATAGAAGTAAGTTAGATGAAGAAACTTATTTAATTTTAAAAACAGAAAATGGAGCTCAAAAAGCTATTACTACAGAAGCTAGATACAATATAATAGCTATAGAAAACACTGCACCTGATTTTATAAAAACTAAAAATTTAGCAATTGGAAGTATAGTTGCAGAGCCTGGTGACAACGGGACTGGATCTTCTATTTGGTCTACTGGCAATGGAGCTGCTGCTAATCAAACTCCACCAGATTTATTAATAGCACCAGGTGAAAATGGTCGTGTAATATCTGTAGCTACAAACGTTTGGCTAGGCTTATTTGGTTTAAATGCTGATGGTACAGAAGTAGAAAAAGACACAAAGATAAGTCTTAGAATTAGAGGAGAAGATCAAACCGGTTCTAAAAAGTATACTAGATGGACAGAGGTTACTAACTGGAATTATGCAACAGCTGATGTTACTCAAGGTGGTTCTGTAGAATTTTTTAAT